CGTATATTTAATACTTATGGTCCAAGAATGTTAAAAAATGATGGCAGGGTAGTTAGTAACTTTATTACACAAGCATTAGCCAACAAACCAATTACTGTTTATGGCACAGGTACACAAACTAGGTGCTTTTGTTATGTAGATGATATGGTTGCTGGTCTTAAAAAGCTCATGGATTCTGATTGTTCAAAACCAATAAATTTAGGTAATCCTGTAGAAATAACAGTTAATGAACTAGCTATGCGTATAACAAATAAAATTAATGCTGCTCTGCCTCATGTAAATTTACCATTACCAGAAGATGACCCACAAAGAAGAAACCCAGACATAACATTGGCAAAAGAAACTTTAGATTGGTTGCCGACAGTTTCCCTTGATGATGGACTTGAGGAAACAATAAATTATTTCAAGTCATTTAAAAAAATTACTTGGAATAAAGAGGCTGCATACTAATGGCAGCTTCAGTATTTGAGATTGAGCATAATGGCTTGTTTTATGAATTTGAATTTGATGGTGACCATAAATGGACACATCACACAAAATGGCCTGATGGAAAGACATCATACTGTTTACTACAGGGAGCAGGGCAAACTTTAGAAAATGCCAAAAAAAAGTGTAAAGAGTATATTATTGCTTGGTACGAAAACCCAAAGGGATTTCATGTTGACGATAAATATGTCGACATGAATAATAAGTACATTAAGAAAATGAAAAAACGCAAGGAGGACTTGGGAACTGTGATTTCAACAGAATGCAGCTTATCTGAGCTAAAACCATACAAAAACAATTCAAAAATACACCCAGAACAACAAATTAAAAATATTGTTGCATCAATAAAGCAATTTGGATTTACACAGCCAATTGTTTGTGATGAAGAAAAAACTATTCTTTCTGGCCATGGTAGATACGAAGCTGCAAAACAAATGCAGATTGATGAAGTTCCAATTCGTATTGTAGAAAATTTAACTGATGCACAGAAAAAAGCTTATGTTATAGCTGATAATAAAATTGCAGAACAATCTGAATGGGATGAAAATAAGGTATTAGAAGAACTAGGTAACATATCAAATTTAGATGAACTGCACCAAGATATTGTTAATTTATTGGACTTTAATACGTTTTCTTTTTATACAGTTAGACAAATGGCTGTAGCAGATCTAAAACCACATCCAAAAAACTATAAGTCACACCCTGCAGATCAGCTTGAACATTTGAAACAATCAATAACTGATAATGGAATATATCGAAATGTAATTGTCGCAAAGGACAATACGATACTTGCGGGACATGGGGTAGTTAAAGCTGCACAAACTTGAATCAGATAGTATTGAGGCTGTCAAGTTACTAACAGCCGATAACGAGGTTTCGCATTTAGGCGAAGTAGATGATCGTGCTTTATCTAATATTCTTAAAGAGATCATGGAAAAAAGTGATCTTTTAGGTACCGGCTATGATGAAATGATGTTGCAGAACTTGTTGTATGTAACAAGACCAGCATCAGAAATAAAAACTACAGACCATGCTGCTGAATGGTTAGGTATGCCTGATTTTGAAATATCTGACCCTGTTAAAAAATTACACGTTAATTTTGAAACATACGAGGACAAAAAAGCCTTTTGCGAACAAAATGGCTTCGATTATGTAGAAAAAACAGACGAGTCTATTTGGTTCCCACAAAAAGAAAGACGAGATATAACATCTGTAGGATTTGAGGTAGAAGATGAAGAAGCCTAATTATCCTGTATATGTCATATCAAAAGGTAGATATGATGCTTGTTTAACTGCTAACTTTTTACTGAAAGATCAAGTCGATTTTCGTATTGTTGTTGAACCACAGGAATTTGATAAATATGCCAAGCATTATGACCCGTCAATTATTATAAAAACACCTTTTCAAAATCTTGGTTTGGGATCAATACCAGTTAGAAATTTTGTTTGGGAGCATAGCAAAGAACGTGGAGCAAAAAGACATTGGATAATGGACGATAATATACGCAGTATTCATAGAAAATATAAAAATACTCGTATTCGCTGTAATGCAAATGTTGGTCTTAGATGTTGCGAGGACTTTACTGACAGGTATACAAACATAGCAATATCAGGTTTAAATTACGTTTCGTTTGCTATAAAACGAAACCAACCACCATTTCAGTTAAATGCTCATGTATATTCGACTCTGCTAATTGACAATTCATTGGATATAAGATGGCGTGGCAGATATAACGAAGATACTGATTTATGTTTGCAAGCATTATCGTTGGGATATTGCACTGTCAACTTTAATGCCTTTTTAATAGAAAAAATGCACACAATGACAATGAAAGGAGGTAATACAGACCAACTTTATAAAGGTGATGGTCGTTTGACAATGGCAAGAAGTCTAGAAAAAATGTGGCCTAAAGTAGTTGAAACAAAAAGAAGATTTCAAAGACCTCAACACGTTGTTCATAATAATTGGCAGAAATTTGATACACAATTAATTAGAAGAAAAGATATAGATTGGGAAAATATACAAAAAACGGATAATTATGGATTACGATTAGTTCAATTAAAACAACCAAAAAGTGGTTCACAAGAACTAAAAAAACTTTTTGATGAATAAATGGCAAAAAGATCTACAAAAAAAGAAGTTGAGTGGAGAGTTCGAAAAGTTGCTGCTCTGAAAGCTCGGAATACTATGCGATCAGAAATTGTTGCATATGGTGTTAGAGAATGGGGGGTAAAACCTAGAGCAATTGATAAGTATATAAGTGCTGCGAATGAAGTAATGGCAACAGATTGGGACGTTGACAGGAGACAATTTACTGCTGATGTTCTTTCTCAACTTAGTACATTGGCACAAGATGCACGAAGAAACAATCAACCACATATTGCACTTGGCTGTATAAATACAATGGCAAAAGTTGCTCAGTTGTTATGAGTATTATTGATCGAGAAGGCAGAATATTAGAATCATCTACTGGTGCTGATTTGTGTTGTGACGATATTATTGAAAGAATAAAAGCTGATCTCCACCCCGGCCAACTTGCTTTTGTTGATGACCAAAATACACAGATCATTGGTCTTTCTGCTGGTTATGGTGCAGGCAAAACCAGAAGTTTATGTGCAAAAGCTGTACAATTAGCAATTAACAATCAAGGATTTACAGGTGCAGTTATGGAACCTACTGCACCATTAATAAGAGATATATGGCAAAATGACTTTGAAACTTTTTTAGAAGATTATGGAATCCCATATACACAAAGACAATCTCCTTTACCCGAATATTTATTGCATCTGCCAGATGGAGATGCTCGTATACTGTGTAGAAGTTTCGAGAACTGGTCTAGAATTATTGGACTAAACCTTGCTTGGGTACTTGCAGATGAGATAGATACTGTTGCTCCATCCATTGCAGACAGAGCTTTTCCAAGAATACTTGCAAGATTACGTTCTGGAAATCAAAGACAGTTTGGTGTCGCATCAACACCTGAAGGATTTAGATGGATGTGGAATACTTTTGGCAGTAATGAAGCACAAAAGAAAACAGATCGTAAGTTAATAAAGATGCGGACATATGATAATCCACATTTGCCACAAGACTTTATTACAAGATTAGAAGAGAATTATGAAAAAGGATTACTGCAGGCATATTTAAATGGAGAATTTTGTAATATAACAACAGGACAAGTTTATGATCGCTTCAACCGAACTGTCCATGTCACTGATGAATTTCCAGATATATCTAACGAACCACTTAGAATCGGACTTGATTTTAATATTGGAAATATGAACGCAGTTATTGGTATTGCAATTGGTGACAAATTACTCGTGGTTGACGAAATAAAAGAATCACATGACACCGACTCAATTGCTCAAGAAATTAAAAGACGCTATCCAGACCAAAAAATCTATGTCTATCCTGATGCGTCAGGAGGAAACAGAAGCACAAACGCTTCGAAAACCGACATCCAAATTTTAGAAAGTTATGGATTTATGAACCAATCACCAGCAGCTAACCCACCTGTAAGAGATAGGGTTAATTCAGTGCAAAGACTACTTGAAAATGGAAAAGGTCAAGTTAGACTACAAATTCATTCAAGTGCAACTAAATTAATTGAGTGTCTTGAACTTCAAAGTTATACTGAAAAAGGTGA